CCACCAATACCCGCACGATCTTCCGCCGCGGTGGAGGGCGGCGCATATCTTTGAAGGCGACCCCCCCTTGGTGCATCTGGCAGCCTCGCCGATGGAGGGGAAGGTCTGCTCCGCGCCGTGTACGTCCCGGCGGATCACCGCCCGCCACGGCCTGCCCCGCGGGCGGGAAAAGCCGCACAGGTCTCTCCAGCGCATGATGGTGGCGCTGGCTGCGTGGTATCGCCTCATAAGGTCGTCGATCCGCTCCTCGACGTGATCCTCGAAGTCCGTCGGCATGGATCGGTAGTTGTAGCAGCTCATGTCTGCGCCTCCTCTCCGGCGGCGGCCTGTTCCTTCATACGCTTTTGAATTTCTCGCAGCCGCTTGTCCAGCAGTCCGATCCCCATGCGGACTCTGTAAAGGTCGTCCCGTATTGGGTCAAGGGCTCCCGCGCCTCTCACTTCCGCAAGCTCTTTTCTGATGTCTTCCGCCATTCTCCTGGCGACTTCCTCGGCCTGCTCTTTTGGGTAATTTGCGATTACCTCTTTGTCTTCGCATCTAACAAGCACAACGGTGTACCACCCGCCGTAGCTCTCTTCGAAGACGCGAATTTCTTTGATGTCCTCTGCCCGGTAGTAATACCCTCCGAACTCGATCATTCCTTGCCCTCCAGCGCCAGCTCTTCCTTTGCTTTCCGCAGGAAATACGCACGGATGCACCTGGCGCACTTCCGCTCCGTTGGCGCCTCACATACCGGCCCGATAGCCGAAACGCAGAAGCCCGCCCGGAAGAAGCACTCCGCCGCGATCTCCGCGGCCCGCTTCCAGACTCTTTTCTTTTGCCTGTTCGTCATGCCGCGCCCCATTTCTCGCAGACCGCCCGGATGGCGGCGACGCCCCTGGCCGCCTTTTCCCCGTCCAAGGCCGCCAGCGCCCGCAGCATCGCCGCGTAGGCCTCCTGCCACTCGGCGAACCGGAGCTTGAACGTCACCATCTCCTCGCCGCTCATGGCGAGCTGCTTTTTCAGCTCCGCGGCCTCCGCCCGGGCGGCCTCCGCCGCGGCCTTGTCCTCGGCGCCGGCGCCGGCCAGCTTCTCCTCGGCGGCCTTCAGCCTCTCCCTGAGCTTCTCCGCCGAGGCCCTGGCCTTTTCCTTCTCCTCGTTGGCCTTCGCCAGAAGCTGCTCCGCCTCGGCCGACTTCACGGCGATGGCCTTGTTGGCGAGCTCAGCCGCCAGACGTTCCACTTCGTCGGGGTCGGGCTCCTGGACGGCGACGTCGATGGGCCGGCTCTCCAGCTCCGCGATGCGAGCTTTGAGGGCCCGCTCGTTTTCCGTTGCCTGATCATCGGCCGCCCGGACGTCTTCCTGCGCCGCTGCCAGCCGCTGCCGGAGGTCCGTGAGCTGCTTGTCGGAGTCCGAGATCGTTCGCTGTGCGTCTTCAAGCCTCGCCTCCGTGGTTTGCAGCGCCTTTTTCGCCTCGTCCCGCTCCCGGATGGCCTCCTCCAGCTCCCGCGTGGAGAGGTGCTCGGCGTCCACCGTTTCGGCAAAGGTCTCCCGCTCCTCTTCGGGCACCGCGAGGAGCCTCAAAGCATTGGAAACACTCAAATTATTCAACATTGACGAATTTGCGTCCGGGGCGATCCCGAGGCCCATTTTCTGGCCGTATTCGGCGTAGATCCGCATCAGTCGATTCGCCGCTGACTGGGACAGCTCCGTCTCTTTTTTGAGCCAGTCCATCCACTCCCCGTGGGCGACGAGCTCCTTTGCCTCGGTCAGCCGGCGGCCGATCTCGATGGCATAATAGACCGTGATGTACCTGGCGGCGTTGGTGAGGTTGCGCACCTCCGCGCCCAGGGTCTCCGGCGTCCGGGCGACTGCCGCCGCGCCGGGCTGATATGTCTGCATTTCGTTCATGCTGTTTTGACCTCCTTATGTTTCGGGCAGCCAGCAAGCATCCATGCCACCCATTCATTTTCAAATGCCTCGACGTCCGGCGTCCTGTCCCGGTTTCTGTTTCCTCGGTTTTGTACGACTCTCCTGGCTTTGATGTTCCACTCCAGAGTGAAATATGATTTGTTCGGCTGGTTTTCCTTCCGGATAAAAAGAATTGTCGTTTCGCTCTTTGCATGACGCTCCGCATATCCATCAACACAATGGTGGAGATGGTTCGCCTCATCAACAAAATCCTCGCCTTTTCGCGGGGGCGTGATGAAAAGGCCACCGAAGTGATATTCCCAGGCATCCAGATCCAGCGCCCGGGCCGCGATCTTCGCGTCGAGCGCCCTGGTTGCTTCTACCTTCGCTTCCCGCACGAGCCTGTCATGCTCCCGTTTCAGTCGCTCCGGCCAGCATTCCTCCGGTGTCCATGCCACAGGTTTCTTTTTCCGAAGCCTGTCCCAGTAGTCGAGCAACATCGTGTCATCAGGTTTGTCGTTCTTCCAGCGCCGGCGCTGCACCTCCAGATAGTGCGTGATCCGCTCAGGCCGCTCCGGCTGATTGGCAATGCGCTCCTTCCGGCTGAGCTTCTCCAGCGCGGCGGCATCATCCAGTGTCCATGCATAGCCCGCCGCTCTGGCCCGGAGCCACATCTGCCAGGTCTGCCCGCCGAGGTTCAGACGCTTTTGCAGGGCGACGGCCTCTCGCAGCTCCCCGCGGTCCATCCCCAGCATCCGCCCCGGGCGCGTCTCTTTCCAGTTGACACCGTCCAGTTTTGGGATTGCGGCACCGTAGGCTTCGTTATAGCCGCGCCGGGAATCTTGCTTTTCCTGCCCGATCAGGTTCGATACAATATCGCCGGCGCCGCAGGTAAGGAGGTTCTCTGCGTTGCTGTGCCGCTGCCAGATTCTCAACCAGCTGACAGGAAAGCAGATTCGCCCGTCCTCCATATAGAGCTCCAGCTTGCTGTTTTCCGCCGTCGTTCCCTCTGTAGCAGCCCTGATCCCTTCCGGGCATACAGTCCATCGAATATCCCGGAGCTCGTCCGTGAACCGTTTCGTCTGCCACCAATAGCCCAAATCGTAGCTGCCCCCGAATGATCCGCCATGGTGTGTGCAGCGCACGATTCCTTTTTCCTCGACTATGTATGCCTCCCACGGCCTGATATAGATTGTCCTCGTCCCATCCTTGCTGTGCCGCTTGTCGACCTTCCAGCAAATGAGCGCAAGCCGATCTGCCTTCTCCGGCACAGCGATGCGCGCCAACGTCATGGGGTAGGAGTATTCTTCGGCGTAGGATGTCGCTCCGCTGATATGCTCGCTCCGGACCTCGGCACCGCACTCCGGGCATCGCGTATTAGAGTAGTTTCCAATCTCCTCGCAGTTGATGAAGAGCCTCGGGCCGATGCCGTACCCGTGACAGCCGACGCCTCCTTGCAGATAGTCAAAATACATCCTGCTCCCACAGGCCGTGCAGTATGCCTCAGCGCAGCGTTCTTTCAGTCCTGTCAGCGGCACTCTGTAATAACCGACCTTCCAGATCAGCGCCTGTCTGTTCCACTGTCGCGTCTCCGCCCAGTCCCTGAGATACTTCGGCGCTTCCGTTGGCAGGAGACTCTCATAGTTAGAAGAAGTCCCCAAGGTCGATCACTCCTTCCGCACTCATTTGGGGCTGAGGGCTTGCCACCTGCGTCTTGCGATCCGGCAAACCGTAAAACCTTCGGATAATTCCCTCGGCCTCTGAAGGCGAGACGGCGGCGCTGGTGCCTCCGTTCTTACCATGAGCCTCGTTTGCTCTTTCCTTGATCTTCTCCTCGCACTTGGAGATGCTCATGCTCTTGTTCTCCAAATCCTGGGCCACCAGCTCCGCCAAATGCGGCTCGGCTCGCAGGATGTCCTTCAGCTGCTCGCCGCAGCACCATACCGTCGTGTGCTCTTTCGGCTGCTGGGCCTCGATCTTCTGAATGGTGTCTTCCAAAATACCCATTGTCTTTTTCCCGCGGGCCGTGATATAATGTCCGCGGAGATCTCCTTCCTTAGTTGATTTCCGCGCCCTGAGGCGTTCGCACCGTCTCAGGGCTTTTTCTTTTTCTTCAGGATCCTCTCTCTGCACCCGACGCCCGGCGGGCAGCCCCGGCATTTCCCGGTCACAATGCAGTAATCGCAGAGATGCGTGAATTTGGGCGCCCAGGGCGCCGCGTAGACGCAGCCCCGGCACCAGAGCCTGTCCGCGATCCGTATCTCCGTCATGTCCCCACCCCCAGCGCGCGGAAGATGCCGCCGACCAGCGTGCAGACGGTCCAGATCGCCACGACGGCGCCCAGCAGGACCGCCGCGTCCTCGATGGCCCGGACGATCAGGCGCCGGTAATACCCCTTGTCCGCTTCGTACGTGCTGCGGATCAGCCAGGCCAGCGCCCGCAGCAGCCGCCCCGCGTCCGAAAGCGCCCTGTGCCGCTCCCCGGCCATCTCAATGCCGGAACAGGCTTGTCTGCGCGTCTTCGAATTCACGCTCGGCCGCCTCCCTTCGTTCCCGCTCCGCCCGGCGGGCAGCTTTTGCCTCGGCTTCGGCGATCTCTTTTTCCAGCCGCTCATGGGCAAGCCTGGACTGCTTTTCCCTCCAGGTCTCGCCCTTCTTCGGCCGCTCCTTGGCCAGCTCCGGGCAGGTGACGAAGTGACTCTGCCACACCTTCACCGTGGCGGGCCCCGCCATGCTGACCTCGCGGCCGCGGATCATCTCGCCGTCGGCGTTGATGTACAGCGGGCCCTCCTTGTCCGGGATGACCTGCAAAGAGAAGCCGTCGACCGGCATCATCTTTCCGCGCTTGGTCTGGATGAAGCTGATCGGCTGCCCGCATTCCTTACAGTACACCGGATCTCCGTACACTCAGGTTTCCTCCTCTCTGTCTTCGTCCCGTTCATTTCCTTCTTTTCTTCGGCGGCTCGACGAAATGCCGCACGCTCCCGTGGCGCAGCAGGTGGAGATAGGCGACGCTCCCGTCCGAGCGCGCCTCCCGCCGGACCGCCGGCTTCCCGCACGTCGGGCAGATCAGCTGATACTTCGTCCTGACCGCTCCGGCGTCCTTCCCGATGTCAGTCATGCGCGTTCCCTTCCTTTCGTTTGACGATCTTCCGCAGCAGCCCGTCCTCGCCTCTCACGAACGGCAGACGCTTTCTCCGCTCCGCCTCGGCCCGGTCGAAGCCGCAGCCGCCGCATTTCTTCTCTCCGGCCGTGCAGCCGTACGCTGGATTCAGCATGCAGCCCGGAAAGCGCTTGTCCTCTTCCATAAGCACCTCCCCTCAGAACGGAAGCTCGGCGTCCGGCAGCAGCCGGAACCCGCTGCTGAACGCACGCCCACCGCTGCGCGGCGGGTCCCCTCGCGCGATAATGCTGAACGCACGCCCACCGCTGCGCGGCGGGTCCCCTCGCGCGATAATGCTGACCGGCACAGGACGCTCCGGCCACACCTCCCGGAAAAACCCACCCAAGCGGCTCCCTTTCGAAAAGGGAGCTGCCGGCGCAGCCGGCTGAGGGATCGGATCCGATCCGCCGGAGGCACCATTTCGGCTCCCCTGTGCAAGGGGAGCTGCCGGCGCAGCCGGCTGAGGGGTCGCCACGCTTCCCCGTGCCGTCCGCTCGTCCTCCCCGGGGATCCCGGCCAGCCGCCGGCACTCATCCTCGGAAAGCTCGCTCTTGCCGAACTCCGCGATCCACCGCTCCCGGCTCCAGCCATACCGGAGCATGGCCGCGGTCTGGGCGTCGGCCCGGAGCCGCCGCGCCGCGTCGCCGTTCCCGCCGTGGACGCTTCCAGGCCCCTCGTGGCACCCCCAGTGATGGAGCTCCACCCACAGGCCCAGCTCCTTGCTCTTCTGCCGGTTTGCACCGCCCCACGGCTCATGCCTGTCAATCTTCTCGCGGCCCGCCGGGAGCCCGCAGAGACAGCAGCAGCGCCCCCGCAGCCTCGACGCTATGATACTGGGCGCGTACCCCGCGCGATCCAGCCCCGCTCCATAAGCATTTGTTTTCATTGGTTTTCTCCTTCCGCCGTGAACACGGCCTTCCCCCGGTACAGCTCGTTCAGATACCGCAGCTTGATCTCCGTCGCCGCCCGGGCCCGTTCCTCCGGCGCCAGATCGTCCATCTCGACGAGGCCCCGTTCCGTATGCACGAATGAGATCACCCGGATCCCGTCCTTTGTCACCAGCACGTTTCCCCGCCTCCTCGTCTTTATCCTATGCGTCCCCGCCTGTCCCGCTTTCCTCCGGCCCGGCCGTTCCGAGCCACTGAAAGTGCTTGCAGTAAGGCTGCCGGGACTTTGTGAGGCATCCTTTTTTTCGGATGTACGCCTGATTCATGCCCCGCTCATGAAGCCGGCACCAGGCGATCGCATCCGGCGGATACCATCCGGGCGCGTACCCGTTTTTCCGCTTCCTCCCTCTCGCCACGCCGACCTCCCTTCATAAGTTCACGATTATTGAACATCCTCGTTAAAAAAAAGAGCGCCAACAGTAGTGTGAAAGAGCTGCGCCATCTTGACTTTGATTTCGTCATTCGGCGTCCGCACATCATTCTCGTACATCGAGAGCGCAGACGTGCAGATTCCAAGCTCTTTCGCAACTTCCTGTTGGCTTCTTTCTCCTCTTGCGGCTCTTATCTTTTGACCGTTCATTCTGCCACCTCCAAAGTTCACGAATGTTGAACTATACCCTTTATACACCTGGCAAGATGTCCTGTCAAGCATAAATTCAATTTTCGTGAATTTTCTTCTTGCCAGTATTCACAATTTGTGATATGCTTTGCGTGAAACTTATTTGTGGGGGGGGATAACATGGCATCCACTTATTTTGGTGCCCGCCTTCGTCAGCTTCGCAAAAGTCGTAATATGACGCAGCTTGAGTTGGCAGATATGCTTGGCATGGCCAAGAGTTCAATCAGCATGTATGAGAACGGTCACCACGAACCAGATTTTGATACCCTTGAGCGTATTGCTTCATTTTTCGGCGTACATGTCGGTTCTCTGATCTCCTCTTCCTCTGATTCTGCGATTGAAGATATCATTGGCGACGTTGGAACGCTTATGTATGTCCTGGATCAGATTGAACGCGATGACCGAGTTCCGGAGAGCTTCAAGGCCGATTTTCGCAACATCGTTCCCAGTAATCCTCTTCGTTCCATTGCTTCTATTCAGTACGCCGCATCGCAGCTCTCGTCTCTTGAGCGCCGGCTCCTTTCTGCTTATCGCAAAGCCTCCCCCTCCGACCGGCAGATCATCGACAACATCGTGGCCCGCTATCCCGTGGAGGAGATCGACGCCGCTGCCCCCGAGAAGATCATTCCCCTCTTCGGCACCGCTGCGGCCGCCGGACCCGGCGAGCTGGACACCGGCCTCCCATGGGAGGAGTACAGCGTCCCGGCCGACTGCCCCGCCGCCTTCGCCGTGCGGATCTCCGGCGACAGCATGGAGCCCATTTTGCAGGACGGCCAGATCGCGCTCTGCGCGGAGCTGACCCCGCAGATCGGCGACGTCGCCGTGATGATGGTCAACGGCTGCCTGCTCATCAAGCAGTTCATGGCCGACAATTACGGCAACATCTACCTAAGGTCTCTGAACCGCTCCCGTAAGGACGCGGATCTCGACATCATGGCCAGCGGCAACGACACGGTCACCTGCTATGGCATCGTGATCCTCCAAAAGCGCCCCGCCCTGGTCGATCAGTGAGGATCTCTTATGTTTAATTATGCCAAGTTCTTGAAAAACGGCGGCAACTTCACTTTCATTGCCGAATACGTTGCCTGTATCTATCGCGCTTTAGAAGAAACTTCCTTCGGACAAAAGCTGTCTCTCGGAAAGCATCTTTACGCAACCGCTCTGATTGATACGATTGCATATCAGATGTCGGGTCAGTTTTCAAAAGATGAAATTGAATTGGCTGCATTGAATTCCATCATTAAACATATTTCAATCCTCCCTTATGAAAGAAAAGTCTATGAAGATTTTTGGGATCCAACATATCACAAAGAGCTCGTATGCCTTGCAATGCAGTTGGAGGCAATGATTTTCTTCGCTGATAACAGGATAAGTTACCAGCAGGCTATAGACGTTGTTATAGCAAAGAAGGATCTGATCGAGGCCGCTGTGCACAAAGCAGTCTGCAATCCCTCAAAATTGTCATTTTACGAGGATATCGTGTCCAAAGTCGGCTCCTTTGTTTCCGATCCTTCATTTTGTGATACAGTTATGTCATTTGACGATGGTGCTGACCACGATTCCGAATCTCTGCTCAGCACCTTCCTTCAGGAACAGGATGAGCGCATTTCCCATATGCGCATCCCGAATCCATTGCGCCCCGGGGATTTCTTTCACTGTATGGACGAGCTTGAGGAATATTCCGAAGCGCTGCGAGAGGCAGAGGCTAAAAGGAACGTATATCATTAATCGAAAGGAGCCCCCGCCATGTCCGAACTTCATATCGCCGCGGTCTATATCCGCGTGAGCACCGACGACCAGGTGGAGCTCTCCCCGGATTCCCAGCTTGAGACCCTTCGCGCCTGGGCCGAGAAGAACGGCTATGTGATCCCGGAGCAGTACATCTACGTGGACGAGGGCATCTCCGGCCGCTCCGCCGAGAAGCGCCCGCGCTTCATGGAGATGATCGCCGCGGCCAAGAGCGCGGATCACCCCTTCGACGCGATCCTTGTGTGGAAGTTCTCGCGCTTCGCCCGCTCCCAGGAGGAGAGCATCGTCTACAAGGCCATGCTGGCCAAGGCCGGCGTGGACGTGATCTCCATCTCCGAGCCTCTGATCGAGGGCCCCTTCGGCAGCCTGATCGAGCGCATCATCGAGTGGATGGACGAGTATTACAGCATCCGCCTCTCCGGCGAGGTCAAGCGCTCCATGACGCTGAACGCTGAGCGCGGCGTGGCGCAGATCGCGCCCCCGTTCGGGTATCAAAAGAACCCCGCGGGCAGCCCCTTCATGATCCCTGACGAGATCGAGGCCACGGTGATCCGCGAGGTCTTCGCTGATTATCTGGCCGGCGTCCCGGTCTGGAAGATCGTCGACGAGCTGAACGCCCGCGGGATCCGCACCCACCGGGGCGGCGCCATCGAGAACCGCACCATCATGTACTGGCTGCAAAACCCCGTGTATCTTGGCATGGTGCGCTGGACGCCCACGGGAAGGACTCGCCGGGACTTCCATAACCCGGACACCATCACCGTTCCCGGCGACCACGAGGCCCTTGTCAGCCGTGAGGACTTCGACGCGGTCCAAGTCCTTGTCGCCGCCGCCTCCGAGGCGCACCGTCCGAAGTCCCGCCCCTCCTTCGAGCTGAAGGACTGGGCCTCCGGCGTCGTGCGCTGCGCGTCCTGCGGCAGCACGCTGGTCTTCCAGCGCCCGCGCTATATGATCTGCAACGGCTACGTCCGCGCCCGCTGCAAGGACCGGAACAGCATCACGGTGGACGCCCTGCACACCGCCATCCTGGAACGGCTGCGCGCCGACGTCAAGGCAGCCTATCCGCTCCGATACAAGATCACCCGCTCCGACGACACAGAGCGCGAGCTGCGCGCCCTCCGCCAGCAGGCCGAGCAGTACGACCGGAAGCTCGCCAGGATCCGCGACGCCTACGTGAACGGTCTGGATTCGCTGGACGACTACCGGCGCTTCAAGGAATCGCTGGACGCCCAGCAGGCGGAGCTCACGGCGAAGATCACCGACCTGGAATCCCGCGTCGACCCCGCCGCCGCCGAGGCCGTGCTGACGGAAAGCATCCGCACGACGCTGGAAACGCTCGAATCCCCCGACGCCACGCTCCACCAAAAGAACGCCGCCGCAAAATCCCTCTTCGAGTCCGTCATCTGGGACAAAGCAAGCAATTCCCTGACGATCACCTACCGCGTCTTCGTCTCCTCGTCCCCGCAAACCATTGATACCGCTACATTTTAACCGCATTGTAGCCTGCCGCCGTCCGGGCCTCCTGACTCCAATAGACAAGAAACAACGAATTATCAACACTTTGCGGGTCGCCTATCCCTATTCCCCTACCGGACTCCCACAAACAACACACCGCCCCGGAGCGTTTTCCCTGCTCCGGGGCGGCCTTCTTCACTTCGGATAATACTGTGTCCGCAGCTGCAAGCTGTCCCACCACGGGCAGTCCTCGAAGCCCTTGTCGGTCATGGCCTTGTTGTACCCCATGGCGACATACAGCGCCGTCTTCTGGTCGTCCAGCAGATCCAGCGCGTCGATGTACGCGATCACCTGCTCCTTCCTCGACACGACTGTCTTGCCGCTGTTGTTTTTGATGTCGTGGAACGCCTCGCAGGAGTCCGCGTACTGCACAAAGTCCGTGACGGGCATCCAGCCGCAGTATTGTTTGTACGTTGTCCGCTGGCCGTCGCTCATGTAGTAATACGCCTCGTAGTCCTTCCCGCTGTAGTCGGTGTCCCAGATCGGAGGAGCCTTGCCGTCGCCGTCCATGTCATACCCCAGCGCCTCCATGATCTGCGTCTTCTTCTGCGGCGCCAGGCTCATTTCGTCGATGCCCTGCATGACCTCCAGCTTTTTGCTCCCGCTGACCGTCTCCCCGCTGGCGTCCTTCCTGCCCTTCGCCTCGTCGTCGATCCGAATGCATTCCGCGAATTCCGACGGCGACAGCCAGCTGGCCTTGTCCTTGTACGCCTTGCGTCTGGAGTCGCTCATGTAGTAATAGGCCTCGTAATCGTCGTCGGAGTATCTGGTGTACCAGATCGGCTCCTTCTCATTGTAGCCCATGCTCTGCATGAGCGCGCTCTTCTGCTGCGGCTTCAGGTCCAGGCTGTTGACGCCCATCATGACCTCCAGCTGCTTGCTTCCTCTGACCGTCTCGCCATCGTCGTCCTTGACGCCTTCCGCGCTGTTGTTGATCCGCGTCCCCTTGGCCATCGCGTCGGCGTATTCGCCCAGCTCCATGCCGGAAGCCTGCCACGCCTCATACTGCCCCTCGGTCAGATAGGCGCTCGCAGCCTTGTCGATCTTCTCCTGCGGCAGGTCCAGCCCGGAGATCGCTTCAAGCCTCTGCCACTTGCTGACGCTTCCGCCTTTCTCCTCCGGCTTCAGCGCGTCCAGCGCGTCCGCGACGGTAAAGATCGCCTCGTCGTCCAGTCCCGTCGCTTTCAGGGCGTCATAGGTCGTCCTGACGTTCAGAACGTCCTTCACGGTGTCCAGCGTCCTTCCCCGGAACACGCCGCTCTCGACCCACGCCGCGAACTGCGCATCCGGCAGCGCCGCCTGCATGGCCATCGCGCGCATGACGCTCCCCAGCGGGATGCCCGCGTCAAGCAGCGCCTGGATCTTCTCCGTATAATTGCCCTGGTAATCCTCGATGACGGTGCTCTTCGCATAGTCCCCCGCCACGGCGTAGAGCCGCTTCAGGAAGTCGACCTTCGCGTCGTCGTCCAGACCCTGAAGTTCCCCGTCGTTGCCGAAGCCCGCCAGCGAGGACCGCGCCGCCTCCCGGAAGGCCTGCTCGTACGTCTGCGTCTGCCAGGCGTCCAGCGTGATCTCCTCGCTGGTATCGTCGTCCCGCCTGACCGTGATGGACGTCGGCACGTCCGGGAGCGCAACGACGGAGCCGTATTCCTGATAGAGCCGCGCCAGTTCCTCGGCGGATCGTTCGGGGATGCTCCCTCCCATGCGCGTTTCCATCATGTCCTGCATCCGCGTCGGCAGCAGCTCCTCCCCGGTCTTCTTCATGGCGGCCCGGTCCGGGGTCTCCAGCATGTCCTGTACCTGCGCGTAGAGCTCCGGCGCCGCGATCCGCAGCGCGCCGCCCAGATACTTCTCGACGTTCTCCACCGGCAGGCCCTTGAAATACATGGCGAACTTCTCCGCGATCTCCTTCAGGGAATTGACGTACTCGCCCCCGTGGGTCCGGTAGTATTCTCCAAGGTCCCCGCCGTTGCGCAGGATGCTGATGCCGTCCTCGACGAATTTCGCCGCCGCTTTCCCTGCGTCGGCAAACGTCTCGATGACGTCGTTAAGCTGCTCGCCGCCCGGGATCTCGATGCCGTACCACTTTTTGCCGTTGATGATATTGAAGACCAGGTCGCTCAGCTCCGATCCGCCGATCACCATGCCGGCGAGGTCCTTGATGCTTCGCTCCGCGATCTTCTTCCCTGCGCTCTCCGCTGTCAGCTCGTCATCGTCGTCCCGGTATCCCTTCAGCCCGTTCTTCCATGCCTGGTTCAGCAGCTCCACGGCTTCCAGCGCGGCCACGCTCCCCAGCGTCGCCGTGACGGCGTTTGCCGTCTTACGGGCCGCGGCCTTCCGCTCCGCCGGATCCCCGCCCTCCCTGGCCGCCTGCAGCTCTCCGAATGCCTGCCGCAGCGTGTTGTACTGCTGCAGCGGAACGGTCTTGAACATGGTGAAGGCCCGCGTGACGCCGTTCCCGTCCTGCATGATTGCCGCTCTGTGCATCGTGTCATACATCGGCTGCGTGGTGCTGACGGCTTCGTTGAAGACCTCCGCCACCTTCTGATAGAACGGGCTCTCTCCGGCGTCGATCTGCTCCTGCGTGCCCTTCTGCAGGTTCGGGAAGTTCTGGCGGACGTAGTTCTCCGCCCACGGCCAGATGCTCTGCACCGTCAGGCCGTCCATCCAGGTGATGGCCCCGCCGCCGAAGATGAAGTTCAGCGCCCGGTTCCTCTGCATCAGTCCGGGATTGTTCTTCAGCTGCGCCGTCTCCGGCGTCGCATAGCCCAGCTGCCGGTAGTCCAGCTCCGGCGTGTACTTCCCGATCAGTCCGCGGTCCGCGGTCAGCAGCTGCTTCGGTGTCGGCATCGTCCTGTAGCCCAGGACTGCCGCGACCTGCGGGAAGGATGCGTTCTGCTTCAGCACAAGGCCCGGATTGGCGCCGAAGACGGCGTTGACATAGTTGCTCAGGATCGAATTCGTCAGTCCCTCCACCGCGCCTTCTTCATTGTATCTTGTCGTCTGCAGGTTTGTCAGCAGCTTGTCGATGTATGCCGTGCCGCTGTCCTTTCCCCATTTGTGCGTGATCTCATCCCGCAGGGTCGTGTCCTTCCCCCGCCAGTTCATCAGCGTCTCCATGTTGCGGACCGGGATGCTGTAGCCGACGAAGCGCGCCGTCTGGTCCGCGTGCCGCTCGAAGGCTTCGAAGGCGCCGATGTTGTAGCTGGGATTGCCGGAGACCTGGCGGGCCTTCAGATGGCCCACGCCCTCCGCCGTTGTGTCGGAGATGCCCGCCTGGTGTCCGACATAGTTGTCGTTCGTGAAGATCGGCGCGTACTTCCCGCCCATGGCCCGGTCGTAGCCGTACAGGATGTTCGAGACGCGGTTGATCTCGCCCTTCGCGTATTCGTTGTAATACCTGCTCAGGGCGTCCTTCAGCGCCTGCTCCTCCGGCGTCAGGTCGCCGGAGATCCGCCGCGCCCACTCCGGCGTCATCTTCACGGTCGTTCCCTTTGCGAACGCCTCGGCGCGTTTCCCCTTGCTGTAGAGCTCCCTGTCCGCGAAGGTGCGGCCGCCCTCCATGTGCCGCAGGTTGTCATAGTTCTCGCACTCCAGCGCGAGGTGGACCTTCTGCGCCGGCGTCATCCAGACCTTGACCGTCTCCCCGCTGTAGGTCGGCGCCTCTCCGATCCCGTTGCGCGTGAATTCCTTCGGGATCTCGTACTCGTACCAGATGGCGTCCTTCCCCTGGCCGTCCGCGCGGCGCGCCCAGTCGGCGTTCTTCTTCAGGACTCTCTCCAGCGACTTCGTGGCGTCCACGACGTACTTTTTGTACGCCCGCTCGCCGCTCTCAAGCTGCTGCGCGAAGGATGCGAAGGTGCTGCCCTTCTTCCATCCCACCAGGTGCCGCAGGTAGTTCATCGGCGTCAGCTGCTCGCGGTTGAACCATCTCGACGCCTTCGTCTCGCCCTTCGGCGTGCCCCTGACGCCCCTGAACTCGTCCACGCTGGCGTGGTAGGCGTCGGCGAAGGTCCGCCCGAGCTCGTCGTTGATGACGTTGTTCCGGTTGTAATACTCCGTCCGGAGCCCGATCGCAGCCTTGTAGAGATCCTGCAGCGCGTCGTAGTCCATCTCGCCGATCTTGTCCCCGTCGAGGCGCATGACGATGTCGTCCAGCCGCTTGCTCGGCATGAAGTTCGGGTCGCTCTCCTTTGCCTTCTTGTACAGGTCGGCCAGCTCCCGCCATGTCTTTCCGCTCTCCTTGTCCACATGCAGCGCGTTTGCGGTATTGGCGGCGATCGTATCGATGTTCCGGAGCACGTCGTCGAAGCGCGCCCGCATCTCCGCGTCGGTCCGGTTCCGGTTCCTGCTGAGCCACTGCAGCTGCTTCAGCGTCTTTTCCTGCAGCTCCCGCAGCGCCTTCCGCTCCATCTGCCGCTTCGCCAGCTCGGCCGCGCTCTCCTTCGCCTTCCGGATCTTCTCGTCCGCCGCGGCCCGGACGCCGGCCTCGGTCTCCGCGCTCTGCGCGAACACGTCCAGCAGCTGCCGGAAGGACCTCTCCATGTCGTCGATGCGCTCCTGCACGGCCTCGCTGCCCCACTCGCCGCGCAGGACGTCCTCCATCTCCGCCTGCGTCAGCGTCTGCGGGCCGCCGCGCTCCGCGTATTCCACGATCTGCTCCAGCTGCTGCGCCGGATGGGCCTCCGTGTCGAGCTGCGTATAGATCCCGGCCAGCTCGGCCGCGTGGACGTCGATGCCGCCGTCGCTGATGTCGCCCGTGAGCCGGATCCCCGCCTTCCGGGCGCGGGAGGCGAAGCGCTTCCAGTCCTCGCCGAATTCCGCCCGGACCTCCGGCGACACATAGATTTTCGTCCCATTTACGGTGCTGCGGAAATTCCGGAAATACTCCTCCCCTGCCCTGGTATAGTTGCCCTTCTCGTAGATCGCGTCGAAGAGCTGCTCCATGCGCGCTTCGGAGATCTCGCGCCCGTTCTGGATGTCGTCGGCGATCGCGTCCACGATCTCGTTGACGCGCGCCTTGCTGCCGCCCCGGATGGAGAAGAGCTCCTGCACCCGTCTCTTCAGCTCCGCGCGGGATCTGGGCGCCTTCGGCGGAACGGTCCGCTCCATCTGCTTCCCCTCCCGCTCTGCCTGGGCGTAGGCCCGCTCCGCGTCCTCCTCGGCCCTGGCCTGCAGATACTCCTGCTCCTCGGCCTCCCGACGCGCCTGCTCTTCCTGCAGCGTCTCCTCCCGGCGCCAGCTGTCGTCCTCCATGTCCGCCGCCCTCTGCGCGTTCCGGTCGGCGTACTCCTGCGGCGTCGGAAGCGGCTTCGCCTCCGGCTGCGCCTCCGCCGGCACCTCCGGCAGCGACAGGTCCCGCTCCTCCGCCTGTTCCTGCGTCTGCGTGCCTTTTGCCGCTTCCTCCGCCGCCGGCAGGCTCAGATCCCGCGGCTGCGCTGCCTCCGCCTGTTCCTGCGTCGGCACGGCCGGCAGCGCCAGATCGTTCTTGACTTCCTGCGCCGCCTGTGGTACAGTATTTTCAGAAGCATCAGATCTGCTAACGGTGCGGAGGTCATCCTGATGGACAGAACGACCGTCGACGGCAGCATCTGGTGCTTCTTCATTGCTGTCGAAGACCACGTTCCCTGTCTCATCCACCACCTGATGCAGATAATACCTGTTGCTGGTATTGTCTTTCGCTACGACCGCGGCAAGATATGTCAACTTTCCCTTATAAACCACCGGCCCCGCAAAAACATAAGCATCCCAAAGCCGACCGCTCCAGTTCGGCTGGTAGTCTATCTGTACGCCGTTTGCAATGACGCTGGGCACTGCGGCCATCATGTCTACTTTTGCGTCGCTGATTCCGTGGCCGATCAGTCCGCCCTTGACATTGTTCCTTGAAAACAGCACTTCACCGAAGCCGTTTCGGAACACCTTCATCCCGATCGTTTTCAAGTATGCCAGCGCCCTGTCTGTCGCTCTTCCGGTCTTTGGCACTTCAGTCCCGTTCAACGTTGCCACCGGCTGCATTTCCTTTAGCTGAGGAGCCGCCTCACCGAGCTTTTTTGTTACTGTTTCCGTGTCCTTTGCTCTTTGTGATTTGGCCGGTCCTTCCTCAGGAATGATAGTGCCCCTGACCTTTGCCCCATCATTCTCCGCTGAATCCGATGCGGAAGTCATTGCGTTTTCCTGCCTCAGATCCGGCAGGCCGAAGCTTTCCCAGTTCCTTGCCTGCTGTTCGCTGGCAAACGGGCCGCTCATAACGCCGCTTTTTTCGAAATAGAAACCCTCCGGGCGCTCTACGATTCTAAGATCCGCTCCCGTTTCCTGGGCGGTCTCTGTATTTCCGGCCACCTTCGCCGGATCCGGCAGCGCCAGCTCCTCCGCCGCCCTTCCCCGGGCGGCGTTTTCCGTTTCGGTCCCGACCTTCGGAAGTTCCAGTGATGCGGCCTGATCCGCCTCCTGCTCCGCCTGCGCGGCCTTCCTCTCGGTCTCCATCCGGGTCTCCATCTCCTGCGCCACCCGTCGCGCCAGTTCCTTCGGGCTCATGTTCTTGATGACCTCCGCCGGTGCGCTCATGGTCACGCTGGTGAGCGCGCCGATGAAGGCGCTGTACCATGCATCCTTGTTGACCTCCCGGAGTGTTCGGTTGTCGTCGCCGACCAGCCAATAGTTGAGACCCCAGTCCGCGAACTCCGAGATAAATTCCTCCGCGCCTTCGCCCAGCGCGTCCACCAGGAAGAGGATCGCCCTCTGTGCCGTCTCGCTTCCGACGTTCTTTTTGATCGCGTTCTCGACAGCGTCATCCAGCGACCCGATGTTGAGGCCGGGTATACCGCCGAACATTTTCTCTGTCAGGACCTCCACAGCGGCCACAGCGCCGCCGTAGAGCACGGCCTTTTCATCCGACGCCCCTGCATTCAGCGCCTCCTCCGTCGCGTTGCCGAATGCCTGACCGGCCATGATCCAGAGCCCGGAGCCCGGGAAGGCGACATTGGCAAGGACCGACGGCACCATGCCTCCGACGCCGTTGGCCGTATTCGCAAGCGCCCTCGTGACTTTTCCGGACGCCTGCGTGTGCTCAGCTGCCGTCTGCGCAAAGTCCCGGATCGATTTGTCCACGGCAGCCGCGCCGTGCACTCCGGCGTCTTCGAGCACTTCGGACAGAGGTTGTAGCCCCTCCTCCCGCATTTGCTTTACCGCCTCTGCGTTAGCGTCCGCGATCCAGTCCTGCCCCCACATCCTCAGATACGGATCGGCCGACATCATCGCCGTTCTCGCCTGCAGCTGTCCCATATAGCCGAGCGCGTTTCCGAAGCCGCGCACGGCGCTGACGGCGCCGGCGCCCAGATTTTCCAGCACTGTCAGCGCATCTTCTGCCAGGCCGTACCGTCCGCCCATTTCGTGCAGTTTCCGGTTTCCCTCCTCGCGCCGCTCCCACGCTTCGTCTGCCATTTTCTGCTGCGCTTCCGCCGTGGCCGCCGTGGCTGGATGCAGATACATATCCGAGGTCGGCTGCATGGCCGCGGCCTCCCGCTCCGCCGCCTTGACCTCATCTCGCTGCTTGTCGATCTCACTCCTGGACGCCTCAGCTTGTTTTCCTCTTTCCTCGGCCCTGGCCCATGCCGCGTCGGCCTGCATTTGCTGCTCCTCGGCTGCCGCCGCCGTCACGGGATGCAGGTACATATCCGAGGTGGGCTGGACGGCCCTGGCGTATGCCGCGGCCTCCCGCTGCTCTTTCCGCAGTTCCTCCTCAGTTTTTCTTCCTCTTCCCCCGCCTCCGGGCCCCACGGTCGGCCTTGTGACGCCGTCGGTCGCGACGGCCTCGGTCTGCGTTTTTTCCCGGACCTGCTTCGATTCCTGCGTCTCCCTCCGCACCCGCGCCGTCGGCGTCTCCGTGACCGTGCCGTCGTGATATCGGTCATGGTTGTCCCGCCGGGCCGTCTGAGGCTGCGCGGCGGCGGCCGGCTGCGTCTGCATCTCCTCCCGCATCCGAACAACGCGGGGCGTATAGCCCGGCGTCGGCAGAAGGAGGGAATCATAGTCCATGACAGACGCCGTTGCCGGCGCCTGCCCTCCCGTACCCTGTTCGGCACGATATGCCGCCAGCAGTCCGGACTGCGCGGGCTGCTGGTTTCTTTTTTCCTCCTCCGGCTTCTTCCCGGAGACCTCGCGGAAGCTGTCAATCAGTCCCATGTCTCACCTCAGAGTCCGAGCTGCCCGGCGAACCATTTCACTGTGTCCTCGTCCGCTCCTTTTCCCAACAGATCCTTTGCGATCCATTCCGTGATCGCTTCCCGCTGCGCCGTGTTCCCGGAGGCCAGATCCTCCTGCGTGGCATAGTACAGCATCTCCTGATAATCGTTCAGGAGTTCCTGCCGCGTCTTCGCCTTCGGCTTCTCGGTCCCGCCATTGAGCGCCTGCCAGACCGCTTCGGTCTTCGGCCCCCACACGCCGTCCGCGTCGAGGCCGTTCTGCGCCTGGAACGCTGCGATCTCCGCGTCCGTCATCCCGTGGGTGTCATACGGGGACACATACCCGCCGCCGGTGCCGCCGCTCCCCGCCGCGGTCAGATACGGCACGCCGTAGTAATACTCGTAGGCGTCGAGCACGTCCTGGGACAGGATCCCCTGCTTGATCGCGGTGTTCACCTGCGCCGCCGTCAGCTTCGGCTTCTGCGTGCCGGTGCTGGCCTCGTTCATCGCCGCGATGTACTCCGGCGTGTACCCGGTGGCCTCTGCGATGCTGTCCGGGATGCTCTGCCCCGCCTTCGCGATCGCCGAAGCCTGATCCCTCGCGTCGTCCCTGGCGTAGGCCGCCGCCACCGCGCTGATATACGCGTAGGTGTAGCCGCTCTCCTTGAGGAGCTCCGGCGGGATCTGCGACGGATCCCCGCCGGCCGCGAGATAGGTGTCGATCTGCTGCCTTGCCTGCGGGCCGGCTGCCTCGGCAGTCTCCCGCTGCTTTTCCGCCGCCACCGCGCTGACGTAAGCGTAGGTGTAGCCGCTCTCCGCAAGGAGCTCCGCCGGGATCTGCGACGGATCCCCGCCGGCCGCGAGATAGGTGTCGATCTGCTGCCTTGCCTGGGTGCGCGCTCTCTCCGTGGCGGAGGTCGCCTGCTCGTCCTCGTAGTTTCCCTGGCTGATCATGGCCCTGCGGATGTCCGCCCCTCTGGTGTACGCCGTGTCCCTGGCGTCCTGATTCGCCCTGGCGTTTTCGATCGTGAGGTCCGCCTCCTTGCCGATGCGGGTCGCCTCCAGATCGTTGACCTCTCCGATCCGGCTCCGCTCGTTCGACGAAAGCTCCTCCTCGTAGCCGGTCCGCAGGCCCAGCAGGCTGCTCTCTCTGAGCCCGCCGGTGTATCCCATGGCCGCCAGCTTTTGCGGGAGATCCCTCTGCTGCATCATATAGTCCCGGTAAAGCTGCCGGTTGACGCCCTGATACGCCTCGTTCAGCGCATCGATCTGACGCTGGATCTGGCTGCGCAGCTGCAGGAGCTGCGTGCTCAGGATGGTGTCGTTGGTGGCGATCGCCTCATCCAGCAGCGTGTCCACCTCTTTGAGCTGATCCTCAAGCGTCTGCATCTGCCTGCTCGGCGTCTGCCCGGCGTCGCCCGCGGCCGGCTGCCCCCCACCGGGCGTCTGAGTCCCGCCCGGCGTCTGAGTCCCGCCCGGCGTCGCGCCGCTTGGGGTCGTGCCGCCGACAGCCGCGCCGCCGACGACGGTGCCGTCAGACCTGACGACCTGAGATCCGTCTTCGCTGATGCGATCGCCGTTGACGAAATCCCCAACCACGTTGCCGTTCTGTTCCACGATGCGCCCCGTACCGTCGTCGTGGTAAGCGGCGGTCTGCTTGTTTGTCTCGCTGGCCACGTACTCGTCGGGATCGAAATAGGCGTCGCTGACCTTCTGCGACCGGTACGATCCGTCGGGATTGACCCCTGTGATCTCCCACGTCCCGGCTGTCGTCATCACGCGGTCCCCGGGGTTCAGACCCGCGGGGGCGCTGCCGTCGGCCTGAACGAGATAGAGCTGCGGACCGGCGACCCCGCCGACGAGCTTGGCGCCCCAGGGTATGCTCACATTCGAGGGCTCCGCCGTGGTCTGCTTCGCCAGGTAATCCGTGTACAGCATGGATCCGTTCTCGGTCTTGATATACTGCCCGTCGGCCGTGTCGACGATGCTGCCGACGCCGACGGGCGTGGTGCCCGCCGCGTCGGTATAGGTCCGCCCGTCGATGATGTAGCCGGCCCGCTTGTTCCCGTCGGCGTCGATGTAGGTCGTTCTCGTCGCGCCGTTGGCCGCCGCGCCGCCGAGCTTCGTTATCGTATCCTGGACATCCTGCGCGCTGCCCGCCGTGCCGGCGTGATTGTTCGCCGGCTTGTGGGCATACGGCGCGGAGGCCGCCGCGTCGCTGTACAGCGTGACCTTAGGCTCGTTGCCCGTCTGAAGCGGCATATCCACGGGCTTCGCGCCCATTTCCGAAGCGGGGAGCAGCGCGTTGGACGCCTGGGGCGCCGTCACGCCGGTCGCGGACGCCTGGGTGTTCGCCTTTCCCGTCACCTTTCCGACGATGCTGTTCACCGCGTTCGCCGCCGCGGTCTGCTGCTTCGACGTGTCTGTGACCTTCTCGCCGTTTTTCCATACTGTTGCCATGCCCGCGCCTCCTTACCTCTCGCCGTCTTCTTCCGTTCCGGGCTCTTCGCCCGCCGTCAGCACCGTGGTCTCCTCGCCGTACTTCGCCCCGGCCTTTTCCTCTCCTTTTTCCTCCGTGGTGATCTTCAGCCTTGCGACCACTGCCCGGAGGAAGCCGGGGATCGGGACGCCCAGCTCGGAGAGGTTCTCCAGGATGCTGATGCACTCGTTCAGGATCAGCCAGACCGTCACCAGCAGCCCGAAGGCGTAGAAGCCGTTCAGATCGACGTCCAGCTTCGCCGCGGCGGTCTGTATGATGAAGTCCACCACGATGGCGACGCCGACGCCGAAGAGATACCCGATCTTCTTCACCAGCCCCACGAGGCCGATCCGCGACGACAGTGTTTTGCTGGCCCACGCCGACATCATTCCTGTGATGTAGTCCGACGCCATGACGACGCCGAGGATCAGCAGCGGGATCAGCAGCTCCCGGAAGTACAGCCCCGCCGCGGCCAGCGCCACGGCCAGCACGCCCTTGACGATATTCTCCTTCATGCTTTGCGCCTCCAATGATAGTGTCCGTGATATTTGCCGTCCCGGAAAATGAGACGGACTCCCAGAACGGTGATATACCGCGTTTCCGGCCATACCTGCATTGCCGTTCCTCCTCAGTCGTCTGTCAGCAGTCCGCTGGGCCGGTCATGCTCCGGGTCGTACTGCTGCTCGCGCCCATGGCACAGCCGGTAAAGCACCGTTGCCAGCTCCGCCCGCGTCACGGCGTCGCCGGGCCTGCCGTCGCGAATGAGGCCCTCGGCCTTGGCCCATGCCATCGCCTCGTCGTACCAATGCGCGACCGGCTCCGGCTGCCAGAAGGTGTCGAGACTCCGCGCCTCGTCCAGATCCACGTCGAAGCCGACCTGTGCGGCCACGGCCTTCGCGCCCGTCGTCCCGGACCACTCGGCCTGGTAGGCGTCCGCGTACTCGCTGAGCCGGCCGTAGCTCCAGGCGCAGCACTGCCAGCAGGCCGCGCAGGCGCCGCGGCGGCGCATCTCCTCGACCACGCGATAGCTGCCGTAGACGCCGACGGCATAGGGCGCGGAAGCGGTCCCGGCTGCCCGGAGATACGCCTCGATGGCGTCGAAGTCGCCCTCTCCGGCGTCGTAGTCCACGGCGTAGTAAATCGTCGTCCCCGCCGGGGCGCCCAGCTCCACAGCGAGGTTATAGGCCCGGAGGCCGTCCTGTTCGCCGCCAGCGGCGCCGCTCTTGGCGCGGTCGGCCGTGGTCTCCCAGACGACGAGGATGGAGAGCCCCGCTGCGTGGATAAGCTCGGCCTCGGCCTTGGTGAGCACCTTCCAGCCCGCCGGGGCGAGATAGCGCCCGCAGAAGCTGAAGCCCAGCTCCGCCAGCTTCCGCGCCGCCGCGGCCGAGACCGGCGACGCGCTGTCGACGCCCTTATACCGCATCGGAGCGCTCCCAGTACTCGTAGCGCTGCACCGCGCCGCGTCCGTCAATCACCATGCACATACAAGAGCTGACGGCCTCGTTGGCCATGGCGGAGGCCAGCGTCTGGTGGAGCTGCATCGCGGCGGTGTCCAGCGTGTCCTTGCTTGTGATGGCCTTGGCGATGCCGCTGGTGGTGTTGCTGATTTCGATGAGATAATACATTTCGTTTCCTCCTTTTTTTACGCGACGGACCAACTGAGGTTCGCCCCGGAATCCAGAAGCACGGTCAACGAGACCCGTGTGTTTTGCGAATTGCCGGTGAGCGTGTTGGTAAACGTGATCGATGTTTCGTCGATAGAGGTTGTGATCGCGCTCGCGTTGACGATGGGCGTGAGCGTCCGGACAGTTCCGTTAGAGTATTTTGCTATATAGTACAGCCCGCTCAGCGAGGTGGTCTGTCCCGTAAAGGCGACGAGGATGGCGGAAAAGGAGTACACTGTGGCCGCCGTGATGGTCAACGTCTGCCCATGATTTAAAGCCAACTGTACGCACTTGTTGCCGAGCTGCTCCCCGACGCTGGTCGAAACGCAGTTGGTGCCGACCGCGATCGTGCCGCCGGCGGCGATGGCGGCGGTGCAGCGGCGGAGAACGCCGCTGAAGACGAAATACTCCCCGACGGCGTAGGCCCGGCTCGCGGTGGAAGACGCCTCGACGGGCGCGACGAGCTGGGCGGCGGCGGCCTTGGCGTTCTCCTGGGCGGCGTATGCCGCGCCGGTGGTGGCGAGGGCCGTGCCGCCGGAGGCGGGGACGGAGGAGGGCGTCGCCGCCCCCACGTTGCTGCCGTCGCCGGTGAGGACGCCGGTCAGCGTCGTCGGCGTGTCTTCCGTGACGAGCCCGGACGCCTGCGTCGCGATCGGCTTCCAGGTCGTGCCGTTCGCGCTGTAGTGCAGCGCGCCGGCGGAATTGATCTTGATGTACTTCATATTGGTCGAATTCGACGGCCGCAGCACGGCGTATTCGATCCCCAGCTCGTCCAGCTTGTCGATCAGGTCGTTATAGTGCCCCTTGACCGGCTCACGGATCAGCCGGTCGAAAATTGCCTTATTTTCCGCTGCCGTGCCCGTCAGCCTGTCCGGCGCGGCGACGACGCCCTTCACCGCCACGTCGCTGTCCGTGATCTTATAATTGCTCAGACTCATTTGCCGTTTCCTCCTCAGCCTGCTCCTTTTCGTGCTCCGGGCATCTGCTGTTCCGGCAGGCCCACACCGTCCGCTCCGCCTCCCGGCGGATCAGGATCATTTCCCTGTCGCAATGCGGGCATTTCATACCGTCACCCCCTGCATCCATTCCGGAGCCTGCGTCATGGTCTGCGGCGCCGCGCTCAGCGGCGCCGAGGGCGCGATCCCTTCCTGCTCCGTCTGCCCCGGCGCCATTCCCGGCGTCACGCCCGGCTGGACCTGCGGCTCAAATTTCTGCCGCCAGGCCTCGATGATCTGATCCTTGTCCGGGATATCGAGGATCTCAAGCTGCGCGGCGTAGAGCCGCCAGTTGTCCGCCGTGATATTCGCCTGCGTCAGCGCCGAGAGCGTCTGCAGCGTGGCGAGCTTCCCCCGCGTCGCCCCGTCGCCGGCCGAGACGGTGACGTCCACCTTCGGCCAGTACTCCCAGCCCTCCCGGACAAGCTGGTTCGTGATCTGATCGAACACCGGCGGCTGCTTCATCGCGAAATTCGCGGAGTTGTAGAGGACGCTCTGCGGCTCCTTGCGTCCCTTCTCCCTGTTCGCTCCCAGATAGAGCAGCCTGTCGTCGTCGAAGAACTCCAGCGCCAGCCAGTCCAGCAGCTGGTAGAGCCGCTCGAAGCCCGCACGCCGGTCCGTCTTCTTGATGTTGCTCTGCTCGTTGCTGTCCTCCCGCAGCATCGCCAGCCCCGTCGCCGTGGTCTGCCGCGTCGTCTCCTTGCCGAGGCCGGAGTCCCAGTTTCGGTTTGCGGCCTCGATCCGCTCCTTCAGATAGTTGAGCAGGACGGTCGCGTTCCCCGCGCTCTGGATGCCGCCCAGGCGCTGCACGCTGCCCATGCGGTTGGGCTTGACGGTGATGACCTCGCCCGGCGCGTTGGTGATCTCGCTGCCCTCTGCCAGCGCGTTCTCCTCGGCGATGATGATATCGTTCGCCATGAAGGCGTCGTTCAGCAGCGCGCTGCCCAACTTGCGGTCCTCTGCGTCCACCAGGTCGAGGATCGGGAACAGCTCGCTCTTGTTCCACATGCTGTTCTCGTCCCGGATCCGCCAGTAATGCACGAAGGGAAAGAGCTTGCACTGCCGCCAGGTCCGCGCCCAGTAATCCGGGATCAGCTTCAGCTCCAGATCCCCGGCCTGGATGCTGCACGCCACAGCGCCGGCGTGGACCTGCACCTTCTTCCCGTCGTGGGTCTCCGTCGTGCCGTCGGTCGGCCAGCGGAACCAGTGCTCCAGGATCTGCACGGTGTCCGTCGCGTCGTCGATGGCGCTGGAAAGGTCGAAGATGCTGCTCTGCGGCACATAGTCCATGCCGCCCAGCTCGTCCGCGTTCCGCCCGGCATCCCGCAGCCGGTTCCCGTAGAGCTGGTTGAAGACGACCTTGTGGATCGTGTAGACGTAGGCCAGGTACTGCCCGTCCTGGATGTCGCCGCTCCGCACGCTGGGATCCGGGAAGATCGCCTCCGGCGAGACGTCCGCGATCCGGATGTCCCCCTCATGGATGCCGCAGCGCATCCCGATATCCCAGTAGGCCTTCCAGAAGGCGTCGCCGAGCTTCAGCAGCCGGCGCTCGTTGGCCGTGTTCATGTGGTCGAGGTCGTTGTTCTCCGTGATGTACTTGACGGCCAGCTCACGCTGCTTCGCCTTCTCGCTGTCCCGGTCGTCGTCCCTGCCCCGGAACTCCGGCACCGGAACGACGGGGTCGATCTGGCTCTCCACCATGATCCATGGGTCGGGGCACACCGCCGGGACGAACGGCAGCTCCCGCTCCGCCGAAAAGTCGGCCAGCTCCGCGCTGACGTCGTGGATGAAGTTGTAGTAGTCGTTATAGCGTTCCCACTCCCGCTCCTGCGCCGTCCGGGCCGCCCTGGCCTTCTCGAACAGCCGCGTCACCGTCCGGACCCGCGCCTCCGGCGTTGTGTAGTCGTATCCGGAGATCACGCTCTTATCTCGTCTCTTCATTCTCTGCTGTCACCTCTTGGCGAAATTGCCCGCGATAAAGTGCTTTGTGATGGCGAAAACGCCGAAGCTCTCGCCGGCCGTCCGGTTGCGGACCATGATCTGCAGCCGCTTGTATTTCTTGACCTTCGTGTTGATGAAGATCTCCCTCGGCCCGTTGTAGCTCTCGAACGTGAAGCGGGAGAAGTCGATGTCCTCCCAGTCGAAGACGTCCACGTCCTCCGACGTGGCCTGCTTGTCCATCGCGTCCCGTTCCGTCCGCAGACAGATCTCAACGCTGGAGCGCTTGTCCGGCTTGACGGTCACGGCGCAGCCCTGCTTGATCATCGTCTTGAGGATGGTCGCGTCGCCGTCGTCGTCCATCACCGTCGCCCAGACGGCCTCGATGCCGGCGGCGTCGTCGGCGTAGCGCGCCGCGCCGGGGATATCGGTGTTGAAGCGGCAGATGCGTCCGTCGGACGTTCCGAAGTACAGCGTCTCGTCCCCCGCGCTGATCAGATTCATCCAGCAGCGCGCCGGGACGTTTTCCCAAAAATACCCCTCGTATACGTAATCCCCCATGGATTCGCTGCGGTAGGTCTTTCGCTGCCGCCCGTCCAGCACGTAGACGTGGCCGTTCTCGAAGCCCAGCAGATACATGCCGCGCCAGCTTACCGCCTCGGCGTCTGCCAGCGCCTCCTTCGTCAGCGAAGCGTTGAGATAGAAGCTGCGGTTCTGGCCGACGCGCCCCCCGGTCAGGTTGTTGACCGAGATGGCGAAGATGCCGGTGCCGCTGACGAACAGCGGCTCGTCCAGCAGCGTCGCGAAGCTGCCCGTCGACATGGCGCCGACGCCGACGACGGCCTGCTGCAGCGCGAAGGCGACCTTCCCGCTGCTGTCTACGCTGGCCGTGCGGAAGAACACGGTGCTGTCCTGCCCGTTGTCCTCCTTGACGATGGCCAGGGCGCTGCCGATGCGGCAGTAGCCGCGGATCGGGACGCCCTCGATGCCGACGTCGTAGTACTGCATGTCGGGGAAATAGGTGGGATCGTTCAGGGCGCTGATATAGTCGACGTTCGGGCTGTCCGGGTTCCCGGAGATCACCACGCGGTCGCTGTTCCCGCAGCCGTAGGTGGTGATGACGGTGCACTTGTTCACGATGTCCGCGTATCCGGTCACCGTCTTCGGGAACTCGATCACCAGTCCGTCCTCGCTTCCCGCGTCCGGCGCCGCCGGCGGGGAATCCATCGTGACCACGCCCGTCGTGCGGTTGACGGAGAAGGCGCTGGTCTCCGTGCCCCACACCCAGCAGCGGACCGTCCCGGTCCCGTCGATGGGGGCGCTGTCCAGTTGGAAGGCCGTGGCGGAGCCGTCCGTCTGGAAGGCGTTCCGCCGGTATGGCGTCAGCATGTTGACGTCCTCATAGGGCACCCCGCCGCCGGTCGGCATGCGCGTGATGACGGTCGTGGGCACATAGGCGGCGTTCCCCAGGCCGCTGACCCGCTCCACGGTGGTCCCGGCGCAGCGCAGCAGCTCCCCGCCCGTGACGATCCAGAGATAGCCGCCCAGGCTGACGGACCGGCTCTTCCCGTCGCAGAGGCCGGTCAGACGCGCGACCGGCGCGGTCTCCGAATCGTCCCAGGTGTAGAGCTTTGTGCCCGCGTGGACATAGCGGTATACCGAGCCGTTCCAGACGCCGTAATGCAGTCCGTTGATCCTCTGCGCCGTGCCGCCCTCCGTGATCGTGTGCAGCGTCCGCCAGCCGCAGCGCTTCTCCGGGATCCCGCCGATATCGGAGACCATGTTGGTGCACCGCGGAGATCTCGTCTTGTCCACCAGCGCCGGATCGGTGGAAAAGTCCGCGCCCCGGAACGTCGCGTAGGTGGTGCTTTCGATTTTGACCGATCGGTTCCTCGGCATGTCATCGTCCTCCGAAGAGTGCCTGCCGCATCGTCACGCCGCCCTCGTCGTCCGGCGTGATGGCGGCCAGCGCCGCCGCCCACTCGCTGCGGAGCGCGGTGTAGTCCAGCACCAGGTCGCTGATCAGCTGCTGGCTGGCCACGTAGAAGCAGGTCGCCTGCGCCGCGTCCTCCGCGACCTCGAAGACGTAGCTGTCCTGCGTCTCCTGGTTGATCGTCGTCGGATAGGCCGCGTACTCGATCTCCACGTCCTCCGTCTCCGTCTCCGGGATGACGATCTTCCCGGCCTTCCACGGATAGCGCCGGGTCTTTTTCCCTCCGCGCCGGACGCAGATCAGCTTCCGGAAGTCGTCCGGCATGGCGTACTCCGTGACGTCTTCTTCCCGCTCGACGGTGTAGAGCTTCCGGATCGGCTTGACAGCGCAGACCAGCTTCTGCGCCGTGTCGAAGAAGTCCGCCATTCGGAGCTCGATATCCGCGTCCGGCGTGACGGCGCCGCCGCTGGAATACTCGTCCAGCAGCATATAGACCTTTCTCTTTCCGTCTGCGAGCGTCATTTACTCTTCCTCATCCGGCGGCTCCGGTTCGGGTTCCGGCCACCAGTAGTCGTTCTCTTCGTCGTAATAAAATACGGCGTGGGTGTCCATCTCGGTGATCTGCGCGCCGTTGAAGCCCGTGAGGCCGGTCGGCTTTTCGTCGTAGCTGTTGCACCAGCCCTTCGGTGGCTTTTCCGTGTTAAATGTCAGCATTTTCAAACGCCTCCTAATTACCGCAATCGCCTGGCCCGGTTTCCCGGGTCAGGCTTTTGCGTCGTTGTGTCGTCCCTGCTTACGAGGGGTTGGAGAAGATGATCTGGCGGGCGTCGCCCCAGCCGACGCCGAAGTCGGCGTAGGCGGTATAGGCGTCCTTGAGGGGGTTGTCCAGCTGGTTCTGGATGACGGTGGGCTCCGTGATGTACACCAGCTCCACCATCTGCTTCATGAGCGTGGGGTCGCAGAGCGCCCACTGCTTCTTGCTGAAGCCGTCCTTGCCGCCGCCCATGACCATGTACTGGAGATCGGGCACGGGGTTTGCCGCGTTGGTGTTGTCCGCCGGGTTTTTGGTCGGGCGGTACCTGGCGTTCTCTCCGCAGATCTTGATGGCGTCGGCCTCCAGCTCCGGGCTCACCAGCAGCAGGTTCATGTCGGCCAGCATCGGCAGGCCGTCCGGGGTCACCATGCGGCTGCCCATGGCCTGCGCCGTGGTGATGGCGGCGACGGAGAGCGCCGAGGTGATCAGGTTGGAGTAGGTGCCGGCGTCCGGATCCACGATAAACTTGCGGCCGGAGCTGCCCTTGCTGGCGTTGGGGTGGTCGGTCGCCGCCCAGGGCTTGTCGTCGCCGCCGAGAAAGTCGGGGTTGAAGGCGTTGCTGAACATGCGCATCAGGTGGACGTACACCGTCATGCTGGCGGCGTCGCCCAGCAGCGAGCCCACCTTGGCGCAGGCGCCGGACTTGTCGATCTTGGCCTGCTTGTAGCCGACGACGCGCGTCATGGAAAACTCCGCGGGCGTCACGATGGTCTTGAAGCCGCGGCGCTCCTGCACCTCGTTGAGGTTGTGGCCGTCGTACTCCGGCATCTCGCCGTAGCCGCCGGAGCCGGTCAGCTCATAGTCCACGCTCTTGCTGTGGGCCACGCCGACGATGCTCAGCAGCTTGTTGATCCGGTTGTCATAGGCGTATTTGAAAGCCTTGCCGACGAACTTGTAGTTGTCGGTCTTCCACGAGCTGAAATCGGGCATTGTCTTTGTTCCTCCTTCTTAGTCCTCGCCGCCGAGCGCGTGCAGCAGGGCCATCATGTTGACCAGGCCGCGCTCGATGTCCCTGCCCACGACCTTGATGGGCAGGTTGGCCGTGGCGGTCAGCACCAGCTTGTCGCGGGTGGTGCTGTCCAGGTTGCCCTTCTTGAAGCCGATGGGCGGGAAGATGGCGTACTTGTCGCCGCTGTACGGCGTGCCGCCGCTGGCCTTGGTGAAGGTGCTGACGGTGCCGCTGCTGGTGTAGGCGTAGTCGGTGATGCGGTCCACCTTGCCGACCTGGTCGGTGTTGGTGGAGCCCTCCGCCTTCTCCACCAGCATGATGTAGCCGCCGTTAAAATCGTCGTTGCTGAAGGCGCCGAGCGTGTTGGCGGTCATGGTGGTGGCGCTGCCGCCGGTGGCGTCCGCGACGGGCACGGGGCACTGGAAGATCAGCATCGGGTCGTCCCAGACCATGATCTTCGTGCCGTTGGCGCGCGGATCGAGCGCGTCGGCGGTGCCGGGATGGTCCTCCGCCGCGATGCCCAGGATCTGCGCGGTGATGTTGGCGGCCGCGACGGTCACGAGGCCCTCGCTGAGGGCGACCACCTGCCCCGCCTTGACGGCGGTGTTGTAGGCGATGTCGTACTCCCTGGCGCTGATGAGCACCTGCCCGTCCGCCTTCTGATAAGGTTTCACTTTTCGTATTCCTCCTTGTTCATTCCTGGCTCCCCTGCGGGGAGCGTTTTTCCCGGCTCCCCCGCCCGGGGAAGCCTCGCCTGAGAGGGCTCCCTCTCGTTCCTTAAGGCTCCCTTTCGAAAAGGGAGCTGTCGCCGAAAGCGGCTGAGGGATCGGATCCGATCCGCCGGATTTACATCTCCGCGAACTCCCGCTCCGTCATCCGCATCTCGGGATGCTCGGCGTTCCATTCTCTCAGCGCCTCCCGCTGCGCCGCGGTCAGCGAGACGTTTCCCCCGCCGTTTCCCGCGCCGGTGGATCTCGCCCGCCTGTCCGCCTGCGTCGCCCGCTGCTGCGCCGCGGTGTCGTTCACGAGCGCGCAGTAGTCTCCCCAGAGATCGGCGAGGGGCTCCTTGCCGTAGCGCGATCCGGCGAAGCGCCGGAAGGCCTGGTTCACGTCCACCGCTTTGATGTCCACGTCGGGATACCGCGCCTGAAAGTCCCGGACGTCCGCCTCGATGAAGCGGTCGCGTTCCGCTTTCCGCTTCGTCGCTTCCTCGACCTTTTGGGCCGCGGCCCGCTGCTTCCGCACGAACTCGCGGTCGGCGTCCTCCTCCAGGACGTCCGCCGCGGTCCTCCCCTGCGCTCTCGCTCTTCGCTCCGCGTCGGCTGCGCGCAGCGCGCCGCTGTAGTCCTCCAGGTCCTTCTTCGAGCTGAAATAGGTGCCGGGCTTCGCGGGGTTCGGGATCCGCATCGCTGCGATGTCGTCGTCCACCTGGCGGCGCGTCCGCTCCTCGGTGTCCCTCTCCGCTCTCCGGCGCGCGGCCGCGATGGCCGCGTTGATCGCCCGCTGATCCTGCCGGCCGGCGTCTCCGGCTCCGGGCTCCGCGCCCTGTCCTTCGTCCTTGACTTCCTCCGCTGGCGTTTCCTGCAGGTCCACGACCTCCTGCTCCCCGCCGCTCACTGTCGGGTTAAGCTCGTCCATAGTGTCCTCCGGATCCCGCTCCGGGAGACGGCCCCGGCCGGGATGGCATGTTTCCGCTCTCGCCGTGCGATCTGTGGGGCGGGCGGAGAGAGCTTTCGCCCTCTCAGCCCATCGGCGCGGAAATGGCCAAGAGCTGTAATATTATTTCATCCCGCGCTTCCTCTGCCCCGTGATACCATCGTATCGCGCCGACCCCCTCCGTTACCTTCAACATCAAAAAGCCCGCAAGCCGCTGATTATCAACCGCTCGCGGGCTTTCCCCGTGATGATGTGCGAAACCGCTCTCTATCTCCTGCGCCGCCTGGAGGACCGCTCCAGCTTCGTGATCAGCTTCTCCCTCGGCTGCGGGGCCTCCTCCGCGATCTCCGTCTCCTGCTGGCTCCTGGCCATGTGGCAGATGGCCGCCGCCATCACAAGGTCGTCGTGTTCTCCCTCCACGGCCTGGGGCTTGCCGTCCCGGTCGTACTGGAAAACCAGCATCTGCTCCAGGAGCCGGCGGCTGCGGATGCACTCCGGCGTCTCCGCCGCGATCCGCCGGAAGTTGCTGAGGATCAGGGGCCTCGTCCTGGTATCGGTGCGGAAGCCGTAGGCGTCCATGTAGACCTTCCGGATCTCGTCGTAGCGCTGCCGCTGGTACAGCCTCGGGTATCCCCACTGCTCCAGCGTCAGCTCCGCGTAGCTGCCGTAGTTGGTCTCTATGGCCAGCAGCGCCCAGTTATAGTATTTCCCCAGGCACCAGAGCTGCCGCGCGAACAGGATCTCGCTGACCGGGAGCTCGTACTCGCAGACCTGCAGCGCGGTGGCGTTGTCGACGCCGTGGGCCGTAAAGCGGTCCGTGCCGTCTCCGGCGTTGTCCGCCGCGATCGCGTAGGGCACGCCCTTCCTCGGCTCCTCCCACAGCCGGATAAAGCCCCGCGCCCTGTCCTCCACCCATGCGATCTTCTCCGGGCAGCCGTCGGCCCGCTCCGTGTACTCGAAAAAGCCGATGTGCGCCGGCTCCGGCGCCGTGCCGGCCAGCAGCATGATCCGCTCGTTGTCGAAGTAGGGCCGCCCCGTGGTCAGGAAGGCCTCCTCCGGTACGGACGGATACTCCTGCCGGAAATACGCCTCGTCCCCGGCGCAGTCCGTCCGGATCGTCCAGCGCCGCCAGGCCAGCTGCTCCGGCGTCAGGCCGAGCCGCTCCATGAGCTCTTTTTCGTAGTCCGTCCACTCCGTCCCCGGCTCCACGGGCCTGGCATAGTCCGGATCGAGGTACCAGGGCAGGAACACCGCCCGGAAATCGTTGCGCCCGGCCGCGGCGTCGTCCCAGAAGTCCTTGAACTCCCCGAGGCCGTTGGCCGTGGTCTCGTAGATGACGCAGCTGTCCGGCGTCTTCGGCACGGCGGCCATCAGCGCGATATGGGTCTGCGTGAAATGCGGCCAGAAGGCGCACTCCGACCCGTGCAGGTTGCGGAAGGTGAAGGATCGGCCGCCGCCGCTCCCGCCCGCCGTGATGCAGCGGATGCGGCTGCGCAGGCCGGGGTTCCGCTCCTTCTCCCGCGGATCCTTCGACGGGTTCTCGAAGACCAGCTCCTGGGCGTTTGACGCCTTCCGCATCGGTCGCAGCGGCTCCGGGAGATTGTCGTAGAAGAGCTTGTTCATCTCGAACAGGTGCTTCGTCGCGTCGTCGTCGTGGGCCACGATCAGCGTCGATGCGTTGGGCGTGACGGCGCTGTCCGCAAAATAGATGCCCTCGATCATCGTGCTGCAGCCGAGCTGCCGCCCCTTCAGCACCACGATCCGGACGGGCTTCCCCTTGGCGTGCTCCTCCCGGATGGCATCGTAGAGGACGCGCTGCGCCGGGTTGAAGCGCAGCGGGCGAAGCTCCTGCTTCTTGTCGATGATCTTCAGGAAGTTTTCGCAGTATTCCCTCGGATTCCGCAGATTGACCATCGCCCCGGCTCCCCCGCCGGGGGAGCTGGCGCCGCAGGCGCCTGAGAGGGCTTTCCCCGTCTCTTTCAAAACTCTCTCCCCCCGTCCCCGGCGAATCTTCTCAGGAACTCCTCGACGCTCTCCCGCGTCTCCGGGTCCGCGGAGAGCTCCGTGCGGTTCTTCCACTTCTCCGACGCCCGGTTGGTCAGGAAGAACTTGATCGCGGCGGTGTCCGCGGGGACGTAGACCGTCTCCGCCGCCAGCTCGACCCGCTCCTCCTCCCGTACGCGCCGGCCCTGGGCGTCGTAGATGACCTCACGGAGCTTGACGGCCTTCATCACCGGCTGCATGCCGCCGAGGCAGCGCTCCAGCAGCGACGCCTCCACCTTCCGGATGTTCTCCTGTCCCAGCGCGCCGGTCCGGCCGCTCACGATGGCGGCCTCGATCTCCTCGTGCTGCGCCCGCCAGCGGTAGAAGGTGCTGCTGGCGACGCCCATGGCCGCGATCAGCTCCTCGTCGGTCTTCTCCGCGGCCCAGGCCTCGATCCTCGCCAGCCCCTCCGGCGTCGTCCACTGCGCCAGCTTTCCTTTTCCCATGATATTCACCTCCTTCTTGGCTCCCCCACCGGGGGAGCTGGCACGGCGAAGCCGTGACTGAGAGGGCTCTTCCCCCGTCTAATCGCCCCATGCCGTATAAAACGCCCGGCGCAGACGGTCCAGCGTGGCGTCGGATACGTAGTAGCGGTTGCAGCACTCCCGCCAGCTCGCCCGCGTGGTCATATAGGCGAGGATCGCCTTGCGCTTCATGCCGTCACCTCCGCCGACGCGGGTGCAGACGGCGCGGATCCTGGCCTGCACCTCCTGCGGCTGCCGGCGGTACGTCTGGCAGGTAAACCACACCATGCCCTGCTGCTCATAAGACAGCGGCACGGCCCGCATATATTTGAAGCGTTTGCCCACGTGGATCACCCCCTCGGCTAATTTGGAATCGCGCCCGCGCCTCGGTGCGCGTCGCGTGTCGTCGTCTCTCTTATCTCCGATAACTGACCGCCCGGCGGCCTCCAATATCGCAGCATCTGCGGGCGCCCGGCCTGGAACTCGCTGCGGTAGATCTTCTCGCATCCTTTTGGGACGATCAGATCTGCGCTGGGGCTCCGTGCCTTGATGGGCTTCGTCCGCTCCGGCTTGTCCAGGTTGCGGGACGGGTGATGCCGCTTCCGG